AGGTCTTTTCTTCCATACTCTTTTTTGTATGCTTTAGAGGCTCCCACAAAAGTAAACACACAAGCCTACCCCTCCCCCCTATCACTAATGACTCAGTAGTCAGTAGCAAATGAGAATCATTATCATTAACTCCATAGACTCCATAGGCTAGCAATGTGTATGTCTAAGTAGCACCTATTAAGCTAGACCTATTAAGCTAGACTATCAAGCCAACTATCTAGCAAACTCCATGCCAACTCAATGCACTATCAAGGTGCAATTATGCACCACATAAGGGAATCATGCACTATCATGAGGCGTTGTAATGGTACAACACTGTACAGATTAGTATTACATTTAAGGCTTATAAGATTACAATGTAAACTGTAGTACTACAAAACATAGGCTGGCACGGTATCTGCTAAGTAAAAGTATCTTCAACGACACTTCAAAGGTACTCACAATGCAAAACTCAATCACTGACAAAATCTTGTATATCTTGTACGCAGTGGCCATTCTGGTAGTCTGGATGACACTATAATAAACACTCAACAATCACTCACCAAGTATCGGAGCACTCACTATGTCTACAGTCAAAATCAGCGTTACCTCCAAGCTCGATGGTATCAAATCTTGGAGCTTACAAGCACTCGAAACCTGCCCTGCATCCATCGAGAATGGGGAACTTGTACCAGCTTGCAAGGGATGTTATGCCACTACTGGTAACTACAATTATCCGAACGTAAAAGCTCCACGTGCTCACAATAAGCTCGACTGGCAACGCCTCGAGTGGTGCGACGATATGGTCCAAGCTTTGCAGGACTCACGCTATTTTCGATGGTTCGATTCTGGTGATGTCTACTCAGTGGCACTCGCAGAGAAAATATTGGAGGTAATGCAGCGCACTCCGTGGTGTAAGCATTGGTTACCTACTAGGATGTACAAGTTTCCCAAGTTTCGCTCAGTGCTCACTACAATGCAGTCACTCGACAATGTAATGGTTCGATTCTCAAGTGACTCAGTCACGGGTCAATATATCGCAGGCACTCACGGCTCAGTCATTGTGCCCACAAGTGATGATGTAACTCAAGCTATGACACTCTGCAAAGCCTATGAGAATGCAGGAAAGTGCTCAGGATGTCGTGCTTGTTGGGATAAGTCAGTACCGCTCATTGCATACCCTGCTCACGGTGTAAAAATGGCTAAAGTTATCCGTATTATCAAAGCTCAATAAAAACGAGGCTCACAATGAAAATTCCTACAATTGGCGATACCGTTGCATTCTCTTCTAAGTGGCTCAAAAGCACTCAGGCTCATGAGCTTGGACGTGCTCGAGGTCAAGTGCTCGAGGTTTCCACTCATGGAGGTCTTGTACTTGTAACGGTAAAATGGAGTGACAATCGAGTAACTCGAGTGCTTGGGGCTAATCTTGTGCGAGCAGAAGATAAACACTTGGAGGCATTCTAAAATGTACCGCATACAAGCTCACAATTTAACGTCAAAACGAATCGAGATATTTAACATACCATCCTATGAGTATCAGTCGCTTATGGCTCAGCTCAAATCGACGGGCCATTACGGGCTAATCGAGGCTGAGTACTTGGCACGGTATTAACTCGCTGAAATTTCAGCTTGTAGGGGCTTTAAATGGCCTATATGAGGTGCAATTTTGCCCATTACTTGCAAAGGATCTGCTCTTATGTCACTCACTCCGCTCACCTCAAGACAACAAGCTTTGATTGTCTCAAACGTGCTCAAGGCTTGCACTGATATCGAAAAGCTTAACAGTACGGGGTACAAGTACTTAAACCTCTGCTCAGGGTTTATCGCTCATTACAATTTGCAAGGGTTCAAGGCTCATTATCGTGAGCACTCACTCAAGCGTGACATAGAATCAAATTACCGTCAAAATCAGTGGCGTAACTTTGCGGTGGGCGAAGAGAATGCAGAGTATTATCATTCTAAGCGTGACGTATACAATGCCATTCTGGGAGGTCTTGTAGCTCGTGACGAACTCGACGCACAAGTTTTTATGCGTGATCATTTTGAAATTATCCATATTGGAGGGTAAACACAATGCACAATACACCAGAACAAAACGAAGCTTTTCGCAAAGCTTGGGACGCTACAAACGCACGTTGGAAGGCGCAACAAAAAGCCTTTGAAGCTCAAAAAAACAAGGGGAAAGACAATGCTAAACAACAATGACTTTATCAGCCTAGAACGCAGGCTATGGCGTGAAGGTAACCCTTTGACTGATGAACTTTGCAGTACACGGGATGAACTGCTATATCTACTGTCTGAGGCTAAGAAGGTAATGGAAAAGTACTCACCTGTACTCAGTACGTTAGCCTCTAGTGATGATCTAGATTTCTTTAGAGAATGGGATGAGTTCGGGGATACTTTGGACAATATTAGCTATGATCTAGGGGTAGAACAATGAATAAATGTCCTAAATGTGGCTCTGATGAGTGGGACTGGGCTAATATAGGGTTTACTGATGCTAAACAGTGCACCAGTTGTGGGGAAATCTTCTTTAAAGGTGAAGCCGGTAAACCTTGGGTAGAGATCACCAAAGGTCAGATTGATGATTGTCTCAAACACTCAGATAATTATGATTTTGCATGGGCTATTGAAGCTGTCTGTAAACTTAACAATGGGTATTGAACTATGAACGAATATAACGAAAAACAACGTATTGTTGGACACGCTGAAGATTGTCTTTATGATGTATGGAATTTACTACCTAAAGATGACGACAGACGAAAAGACATTGATAAGATTCTGATTCAATTATCAGATTTATACCATTCATTTGCCGTAGATGCTGGCACAGTAGTGGAGTAAACTAGTATGACATTCGTATTTATCTGTTACTTTGTTGATTATCTAATTGCGGAGGATCTGTGGTAAATAAACAACACATTCATAATTGGCCTTTCCCTGCTCAAGTGCCACCTAAGCCTTGGACACCTGAGCAAGTAGAGGAATACAATAAACAACAACGAGATAAGACACCTGAAGCACCCATGTGAGGCTTCTAAGGGGTCTAGAAGGCTCTAAAACCAGTAGGGTAATACCTGCACCTACCTAAGGACTTAAAATGCACTGTACCGCTTGTGATAAATTGTTGACCGACTATGAGGCGACTAGAAAAGACGCGCATACGTTCAAGTTTATTGATCTTTGCAAAACTTGCTTTGAAGACATCAAGCCATTCGTGGCTGTGATTGACCGAAAAGACCTGATAACTGAACAGGACTTAGACACCATAGATGACGATATGGACACAGGGGATTCCCTAGAAGACATTGATGCACTATATAGCTATGTAGTAGACTCTAGAGAAGACTATGATGTCTAAGAACTTTAAAGTAAATACACTATTTATATACTACATAAGAAGAATACTATGTAGTCTTAAAAGACAAAGGGGTACAACATGAACAAGAAAACTAGTTTTGAATTGTTAACTGAAGACGTAATGTCCATTGATGAACATCAAGAAGCATTAGAAGAAGCTCACTATGTCCACACAATGAATGCTTTTGTTGAATTGATTGTTGTCTATGGATACGATAAAGTCATCGGTGACTTGAGGACTGCTATGGCAGAGAAAACATGGTAATAAGTCTATTCGTATTTGTCTTAACTTTGATAAAGGTAGCATTGAAATGAGTAACAATAAAAGTAAAAAACTTAGCGGGACAGCCACTTTGTCCTATGATTTGTCTAAACCTGAGCAGGTCTTTGCGTACAAGTGTGCTTTAAAGGGCTTAGATGCCTGTTTAATGCTCGAATCTTTGAAGTCTGCTACCCAAGGGTACACAGCGTACAAAGGCATGTCTGAGAGCGTTCTAGCTGATATCATTCAAGACCTCAGCCAATGGGAGGATGTGAAGTTATGACATACATCACGATTGAGAAAGAAAAGGTTATGCTGGCGCTTGAAGCGTTAGAAGATTTGGGCATGAAACATTTTGAAAGCACTGGTGAGGCGTTGCATAAAGAGGTGTTTGATGTACTCAAAGAAGCACTAGCCTCAGAGCAAGAGCATGGTGAATGGGTTGGGCTTACTGGCGAAGAAATTGACTATCAAGCCAAGAAAGACAACCACGGCTTTTATTTTGTTTTAGGTGCGTTATGGGCAGAAGTCAAACTCAAGGAGAAGAATGAGCGATTGGAGAAGAACACATGAGCACACACGGAGATGGTGGTAAAGGATCGGGAAGGCGTAAGGAAGACGCAAGTAAGGTCCGAGATAATTGGGATCTAATCTTTGGCATTAAGAAAGAACCTAAGACGTTAGCTGAACACGTTTGGAACGATCAAATGAAAGATATGCAACGAGACATTGAACTTAAACTTCTTAAAGGTGAAGATAATGAATGAACATGATGACGAAGACGATGGCTATGAGATCTGCCATCATTGCAGTGGCTCAGGTGAGGGTATGTATGACGGCTCTCGCTGTGGTTTCTGTCACGGCACAGGTGAAGCACCAGTAGAGCGTGACTGCGATGACTTTGACTTCCCTGAGGATGATTATGACAACGATTAAATCGGTACACATCGAAGGTAAGTGGCCTTACAGCTATGAAGCACCTAGTCGTAGGACTCACACAGAAGATGCTAAGAAGCGTCAGAATGAGCTTAGACGAGCTAGATATGCTAAGGCTAAGGCTGTCAAGACACCTAAAGGTAAAAAGCTCATAGGCTTACGAGTCTATGAGATGAATGATGACATTTGTCAATCGCTGAATGCGGAAAGGTTGAACGATGCACCAACTAAAAGTAGCTTCTAAGTTTATCAAGCACGTAGAGTGTTCCAATCCTAAGTGTGGCTCTAGCGATGCTAACAGTCTTTACGATGATGGGCATCAATACTGCTTTGCCTGTAACACCTATGTCAATGGCTCAGATGATGAGCCTGTGGTATATAAACAACAACAAGTGAAGGTATTTCAGATGAAAACAACAGGAGAAGCAAAGGCTATTGTAGATAGAGGTATCTCACGCGATACTTGTGCATACTTTGGTGTTACTCAAGCTGATGGACACGATGGTTTAAAACACTACTACCCTTATTTCGATGAAACAGGCGCTAAAGTAGCTGAAAAGATCCGATCTGTAGAGAACAAGACGTTCTCCATTGCAGGGAATTTCAACAAAGCTACGCTCTTCGGGCAGAGTTTGTTCCAAAAAGAAGGTAAGTACATCACCATCGTTGAAGGTGAGCTAGACGCTCTAGCATCATTCCAGATGACAGGCAGCAAATACCCTACTGTGAGCATCCGTAATGGGGCTTCAGCGGCTGTTAAAGACTGCAAGGCTCAGTATGAGTACCTAGATAGCTTCGAGACTATCGTGATCTGTTTTGATGCTGATGAGCCGGGTCAGAAGGCCGCTAAAGAAGTTGCTGAATTGTTCGGTAACAAGGTTAAGATTGTTAAACATTTAAAGGAGTGCAAAGATGCCTGTGATTACCTCATTAACGGACGAGGAACTGAATACGTTAACCAGTGGTGGAAAGCTGAGAGTTTTGTACCCGATGGGATCGTCCAAGCCTCAACACTTTGGGACAGCGTATCTGCACCTGAGCCCGTTGCCGAAGCCTTCTACCCCTTCAAAGGACTCAATGGCTTACTCTATGGCATTAGACCAGCTGAACTCATTACGGTTACTGCTGGATCAGGTCTCGGCAAGAGTCAGTTCTTACGAGAAATTCTATTTCGAATCCTTGAAACAACAAAGTGGAACATCGGAGGAATGTTCCTCGAAGAGTCAGTGCGAAAGACAGCTCGGAGCATCATGTCCTTACACGCAAATAAGAAACTGCACTTGCCCGATGTGCAAACGACAGAACGAGAATTGAAGGAGGCATTCGATGCTACTCTGGGTACTAATCGTGTGTTCCTCTTTGATCATTTCGGCTCCCTTGCTATTGACAACGTGCTTAATCGCATTCGATACATGGCCCGTGCTTGTGATTGTCGTGTTGTTTTCTTGGATCATATCTCTCTCGTTGTCTCTGGTATGGATGGGAATGATGAGCGCAAGTCTATTGATGTCTTGATGACACGCCTACGCACATTGGTACAGGAGACAGGTATTACCTTGATCTGTGTATCTCATTTGAAACGACCTAGTACATCCAACAAAGGACATGAAGACGGTGAAGCAGTATCCTTATCTCAGTTACGTGGCTCTGGTGCTATTGCTCAGTTATCTGACGCTGTTATCACTCTTGAGCGAAACTCAATGAGTCCTGATCCCAGTATTCGTAACCTCACTAAGGTTGCTGTTGCGAAGAACAGGTACAACGGTTTAAGTGGCCCTGCTTGTAATCTCATGTACGATATGCAGACAGGTAGGATGATCGAAGTGACAATGGAGGAACTATGACTGAGATTCAATTTGCAATCCTTATAGGCACTATCTGGTTGGCCCCACACTCAGAAAAAACTTATTCCATAGTAGCTGGACTTTCTTTTATTCTTGTTGCGGTAGTTAAAGGATTGGGTTGGCTATGATTGAAATGATTATCGTAGGTACTATCGGTATCGGTTACGCTGTTGTAGGGACGCTACAGTGGCTCAAAGGTGACATGGGTGCTGGTATCATGTGGATCGGTTACTCTTTCGCTCAAATCGGACTATTTATAAACCTCAAATGAAAGATGAGTAAATTATGAGTGAAGAAGTTAAATGGTTGGTAAGTATGTGGGCAGGATGGATGATGTGTCTTGCATGGCAAGGTATTAAAAACATAATCAAGAAAACTTATGAACATCCCAAAAATTGAAGAAGCAATCACATTGTTATATCAGACCTACATTCAAGACCAAGATGTTGCTACGCAACGGGGTATAGCAATTACAGCCATGAATGAAATGGTCAAGTTGCTTGGTGGCGAAGATGTTGTTAAAAAGGTTGAGTCAGTTCCTTATTCAGCTCGTCTTAGAGCGCAGCATTTGTTTAAAGATGGGCTTTAATAGCTATGAGAATCGCTCTCGACATTGAAACTAACATGGCACACGATGTAATCCATCTATGTGTGACTCAAGACATTGACACAGGAGAAGTGAAGGTATGGAAAGCTCCAACAGGACTTTGGGATTACTTAAAGGACGCTACGTTGATCGCAGCTCACAACGGAATATCATTCGACTTTCCGATCTTAAACAAGCTCTGGAAGACCAAGATTGGACTGAAGCAAGCATACGACACACTCGTAGTATCAAGGCTACTAGAGCCAACGAGGGACGGGGGTCACAGCCTAGACGCATGGGGAAAGACTTTAGGAACGGAGAAAATTGATTATGTTGCTGTCTGGTCTTGGATGGCTAATCGCCGCCCTGAGTACGTTGGGGAGTCTTTTGACGCTCCTTTTGAACATCTTCTCGAACATTATTGCAGACGAGACGTTGATGTATTGGTTAAACTTTACCATGATCTGGACTCTCGTTGTAATTCTTTGGGATTTTCTAGTGATTCCGTTGTTCTGGAACACCAAGTAGCAGCTATCATAGCCAAGCAAGAGAAGAACGGCTTCAAACTTGATGTCATTCACGCTACGTGCTTGCTAGCTGAACTCAAGGGTAAGATGAGTGCCATCAATGATAGGATGCAGGAAGAGTATCCTCCATACGAGGTAGAACGTATCTCTGAGAAGACAGGGAAGACGCTGAAGCCTGAGCTGGTGGTGTTCAATCCTGCCTCTAGACAACAGATAGCTGAGAAGCTCATTGGCCTTGGTTGGAAGCCTAAGAAGTTCACTGAGCCTACAGCTAACTACCCTCAAGGGCAAGCTATCGTTGATGAGAGTACCTTAATGGGTTTGAAGTACCCCATAGCGGGTATGATCGCTGAGTACATGATGCTAGGTAAGCGTATCGCTCAGATTGAATCATGGTTAGAGGTTGTAGCTGCTGACGGTAGGGTTCACGGTAGAGTCATTACCAACGGTGCTGTAACAGGCCGTATGACTCACATGAAGCCTAACATGGCACAGATCCCTAACTCAGGCTCACCCT